CCTTCGCCCTGCTTGTCTACCTCGTGTCTGTCGAAATAGGCTTTCATTCGCCTAGCGGTTTCCGGTGAGATGTTTTTCCCATTTGACAAGTCGCGTGCTCTTGCCACGCCTACTGCCGTACCGCCTCGATTGTGCTCTTTTCTCCACTCCAAACCACGCTTCGCTTCCTCGCGAACACCCTGCGGTGGGCTGAAGTTAATTGATTCATACTTGGGTTGCGGTTCGCTAGCGTATAACGCCGCCTGCTGTGACTCCGCGTCGGCCTGCGTAGCATGGCAACCCATCACCTCGCCATCGTCCTTAATAACTCCCCACGGGCGTGATGTTGGGCAGGATGTAGATTGTTCGACGCTATAGGGCATCGCTATCCTCCTGCAATTCTGGGGCATCTACGCTGCCATCCATCGCGTCGTCGATTAGGGCCTTAACACTGTTCTGTGTTAGCCCCAAACCACCTAGCATTACCTCTGCCATCGCCTTAGACATCGTGCCATCGATTAGTTCTTTTAGCACGTCGTTAATCGCCTTCCGGTTTCGGTTCCATTGCTGGCGGCTAATTTCCTTGTACTCGCCGCTAACCTGTGGTGCGTCACTTTCGGCAGCGGTCGCTTCTGCCTGCTGCTGTAATAGCTGCGGGTCTTGCATCGACATTTGGATGCCCGTTGGCATTGGTAGGCTAATCAATTCCCGCCAATGAATCGGGGCATCTACGAACTTAGCGTTGATGCGTTGTGCGGCTTCCTTCGCCTTGGTGATGGCGTATTCCATATCTGCGATGGTTTCATCGGCGATAATCTCCCAATCTCGCCCACGCTCTTGATGTAGGCGTCGCGGCGAAATCAATCCGTTCTGTAAACGAATTTGGTCACCTTTGGCATCGGCCACTGGGTCAATGTAATCCCACACCGGGGCGGAAAACTTGTGACCGAACGGGTTGATGTTGCTGGGCAGGTTTCGCATCGCAGGGTCTTCGGCGATGAACTGCCGCACCTTCCAGCGATACACCGGTTCGTGGAATCGCTTGATGAGGTTACGCTGATTTGCCTTGAAACCCTTGCGGGCCTCATCGACTGCACCACGCCACCCACTGAAGTTCGTTTCGCTGCCATCCATGAGCACTAGGCACAATGGCAAGCCGAGGTTCACCCCGATGGTTTGCAGGATGGTTTTTAATTGGAACTCATAGCCCGCACCCGGGATGTCCGGGCTGAAACCTTGCAATTCCTCACCGGGTTGCCCGATGACTTCCATGCCTGGGGCGATGTTTTCGATGTACCGCGTTTCGCCCGTCCCACTTATTTCTGTGGTTCCCTCCCCATAGCCTGGGGTTAGGTGTGGGGCTTCGGGGATAAACTGTCGCTTACGAAATATTGCAAAGCAGCTCGCTACCTGACGCTGCACGAGCATTGCGAAATCGATGTCTTCACGCATACCCGCCACCGCGAATATCGGGGCGAATGCGGTGACTCCTCGCGTCTGCGTCATGCGTCGCGGGTTGTAGGTGTGGAAGATTTGCCTGTACCCGTCCTCACTCCAGACAGGCAATTCAATTTCGGGTGACTTGCTACGGTTTGGGTTGATAGGGTCCGCCACTAACCAATAGCTAACACGCTTGCGGAACGCATCCATCGTAACACCGAAAATGGTGTTATCTCGCTGCGTGAATGAGCGTATCTGATGGGCTTCCCATGCCTGTAGCGTTCCCTCGTTCGTCCCTACTTCGATAATGTCGCCATCCACCAACATCGCCCGGCAGTTGAACCGTTCGAAATCGTGAAAGGTAAACTCGGCCTGTGCGTCGCACAACTCTGGGCTGCTTGTCCATTCTTGCCAGCGATAAAACAATTCATTGTCTAGCACCGCATCCCCGGTTTGCGGTTCCAACGTAAATCCATCCTGAACGATGTTATCTACTGCGCGGGTAACGGTTTGCCCAACCAATGAATCGTTGCGGTCCATGTCGCGGGCTTTTTCGATATCGTCGTAGTAGTGTTGCTCTACGCGATAGTGATAGTCGGCGGTGCTTCCTTGCGAAGCTAATCCTGTTCTCCGCCGCACGAATCGGGATTCGCGGGACATATCGTAATCACTACGAAAATCCCCGAATGTCTCCACCACGCTACGCTTTTTTTTGCGGCTCATCGGCGAAACCCTTGGGCTATGGATAGGAATCGCACCGATGCGTTATTTGCATTCGTGACAGCCCCGGCAGCATCGACTAACTGTTGTGCCTTTGTCATTAGGCTTTTCACCATCTCGGGGGCAATCGACATGCTGGTACCCTGGTCGCTTTGCGACGCAGGGGATAGCACGAGGTACTGAATCGCCGCAGTTAAGAACGCCTTTGCTTTCGTTACGTCCCCGGTTGCCGCAAAATCTGCGTTATCCGTTAGCGTATCGATGACGGTATCAATGGTTGTCGGCATAGTTTTTCGCTATCTGCTCCGCCAAATACCGATAGACATCGGCAGGACGTTTTACTAGGCGGCCACTTTTTAGTTTTGTACCCTGAGCAACTAACGCCAATAGAACGGCCTTGAACGCGATAGATTCGGGATAGGTTAATTTTGTTTCGACATGTCGCGTCGCGAACCCTTCTACGTGGGATAGCATTGGAATGCTAAGCGTTGCCGAAATCGTGCGAATCGGGGATTCTGGTAAATTTACCCGTTCTTCGGAAATTACCTGCTGCTGTCCTAAAGTTGGTAACACGTCATCCATTCTTCGTTTCCCCATGCTTAATTCCTCCGACTAGCCACGAAACTGCGCCCCCACGGGTCGCGAAACTGTTGAACTGTTTTGCGTGGTTCTTGCTTTGCCTGCGGAAGGATAGTTTCCCGCCCGTCTAGCACCTTAATCCCCACACATGCCGCTGCTGCCGCTGCCATCGCCATTGCGTCTAACCAGTGGTTGTTCCTGCTTTTCAGAACTAGCTTCGGCTTGACTGCCCCGCCTTGAATCGGGATGAGCTGTAGTTCTTCGGCCACGATGTGGTGGGCGAACGACAGATGCCGCTTTTTGTCGCCGGCATGATTGTAGATTGCAATGCTGCCCGCATTCCTTCCGCCGCTGGCATCGTAGCTTTCGATTAGAAATCTCTGGTGCACCCATGTCTTCCAGTGCTCCGTGTTAAGGTTGTAGAGCCATAGCGATTCGTTGGATTGCTTCGCTGCGTATGCCTGCGTAAACGGGATTTTATCGCCAGTGCGGGCTTGCGGCATTCGAAAACGCCCTGCATCCCAACCCTTCGATGGGAAAAACGGGCGGCCTAGCTTACGGCACGCCGTGTAAATCGCATCGCTATATGCCCCAGAATCGATGAAGACTAATAGCGGATTGCTTGCCCGCATATCCTCCGCCCACGACTCTAGCGACGCCAGCAACGCCGCTTCAATGGCGTGCTGCTCGCTCTGAAACGTCAGCCCGTAGGTTTCCATTACCCCGTAATCTATCACCGTCCCTATCGCGGGATTCTGCCACGATACTTTCACCCAGTGCGAACTATGCTTGCCGATGTCCAGCCCGATGGTGATGCACTCGGATTCGCGCGGGATTTCGTTTTGCAATTCCAACGCTAACCGCATCTGTACCTTCGCCGCTGTCAATCCGTTACCTTCTATCGCTTCTTCTTCTTCCGGGTCGTTTTGATATTCGGTGCGAAACGCTGCCATCGATGTTTCGGCGATTTTGTTCCATGCCGCCTGTAACGCCGAATACACGAGCTGCTTCCCGTCCTTCACCACCTCTTGATAGTCTTCGACTAGCATCACGTGCCCGCGGTCCATGTCTTCGCGATTCGCTAGGTAATAGTCTGCGGCTGCAACCTCGCCCTCGGTGTTTCGCTTGGCGACGTACGTGTACCACGCATCCATGTTGTCCGGCCACTGCTCAATGAGCGCAAATCGCTGTCCATTAAATGCGGGCTTAATTTTAGGGTCTGTCACCCGCCACGAATAGCAATAGCGGTTCTGCACCGTCGTCAGTAGTGCGATGGCGATGTTGTCCCCTAACTCTCCCAGGCCCGCCACATCCTGGTCTACCATCGTTTCTCGGGAATTGATTTGGTCCAGTGATGCCGCGCTTTCACGGGTTTCGGGGTCATCGATTAACACAAAGTTCGGGCGGTCCCCGTCGATGTTTACACCACGAAACGCACTATCCAGTCCATAGTAGGACATCTTCACGCCGCCATACGGTGAACCGGGGACATAGGGTAACGATAGGTAATCGTTCGCTGTCCACACAATCCTCGTTAACTCCCCATCCACGTGCTGCTTGCCCGCCCGCTGTGGGGCACCTTCTAGCGCACGCACGGGGTGGCATATCTCGGGGAAGTCCTCGTATAGCAGTTCGTTGTTTGTAATCTTGCTGCGGAAGTCCTTATAGATTCGCCCCGCTAAATCACTCGTGGCGGCGATGATTAACGGGAATCGCACCATCTCCGCGAATATCAAATAGACTAACATCCCTTTGGCTAGTTCTGTCTTCCCAACCCCACGCGGGGCCGCCACCGCTTGCCGCCCGCCATACTTCGCCCTGTCGTAAATCGTCTCAATCATCACGCGATGCAACCGCGAAAACGAACGCTGATAACGTGACGCAAAATAGGTGCGTAGGAATAGCTCGGGGTCGCGTAGGCACGCCTCGCGTCGCTGCGGGTT